TGTAAAGATAGCGATTTCATTTTTGTTTCTGGTTTCCTAAAATTTCATCAACAGCACCATTGCTGTCTATGTGTTTATTATACAGTTATTTAGTCTCGTTGTCAACCTCTAAGTTTGTTTTTTTTTGTCTTTTTCTTAAAAATATTTTCAACCAAGTGTCAAGTATACACTGGTTGGTGTTTAAGGTCAACTAGTGTACCGCCAAAATAAAAGGGCCGAAGCCCTTTTACTACATAAGAGTGATCAATTAGAAACCGCGTGTGTAACTTACTTTTACAATGTTTTGGTTTGAATCACCGCGAACTTGATCGTAGCCTAAGCCAACCGCATTGTTCTTGTTGATTGCGTAACCAAGACCGGCACGCCATGTACGAGTTGTATCGTTGTTAGCTGTATCAAATGCGTTGCGGAAACGATATCCTACTTTAGCACTGAAGCCTGCACCCAACGGCATTGTTACACCTGGCTCTACAGAGTAGTATGTAAAGTTAGTTGTAGTTGTAAACTTTTGTCCAACAGCTACACGAGTGTAACCATTCAATGGGCCAACTAGTGTAGTTGAACCAGTCAGGCCGCCTTCTGCACGGAATGAACTAGCAGCATCGGATGTTGCTGTGTTATTCCAAGTGTTGCTCAATTGAACATCACCTGCAAAGTTTGCATTGATCGCTTCTTTAACTGTTAGGTTAATGTTACGCTGATCACTTGGAGTATTTTGAACACCGTTGATGTCCTGATATTCCAAAGTTGCTGTTGCGGCAAATGCACTGCTTGAAACGGCCAAAGCCAAGATTGCGAAGATTTTCTTCATTAGTTTTTTCCTTATAAGAATGTGGACGAACGTCCAACATATTATTTAGTGTTTTTACTGATACACAGTAATTTTCACTTATTTTACGAGTTAAAAAAGAAACCCGCCGAAGCGGGTTCTATTATTTTCTGTTACGAGGTATAATTACCCTATCGCGGTGATTAAACTGCGAAAGATGTGGCTTTCACTGTGCGAGCAGAGAACTTGACGTTCTTACCTGAAACAGTTACTTCGCCTGTAGATGTTTTTGCATTTACATTATTTGCTTGATTTACAGTCATCGCCTACTGTGTTGCCGTCTCTATTATCTCACCCTGTCGAATCCAAATCAGGCCCATCAAAAGCACACAATCCCCGCTAGAGCCCTAAGAGGTTTCTTTCATCTAGGACAACTATATGCTTATGGTGGACCTGGCGGGTTTCGAACCCGCGTCCAGAATGCCTTCACTTTGAAGGGATTACAACAATTTTTTAATACATTGCAACAGGTATTGTTGGACTAAATCCTGCAAACAGTGCCTGATAACCAGTGGCACTTTCGACAGTGCCCCACATTCTAACAGATCGATTAACGTCGGGTGTCATAGTAGTCCAAACATATCTCTCGCCATCAGTTGTTCCTGCAGTTATCTGTGCCGACACATAACTATTCACTTGGGCTGATTCAGCTTCAGTGAGTTCACGGGATTGTGTTACATACGTAAAATAAGCCATTTAAAACTCCTTTTTTATGCTATTACTTATCTGATAGCAGTAGTTTTACTTATGCAGGCACAATGTTTGATGCCTGCTTGCCTTTTGGGCCTTGAACCAAGTCAAATTTTACCACTTGGTTTTCTTTTAATGTTTTAAATCCATTAATATTAATTGCTGAAAAATGTGCAAATACATCCTCGCCGCCGTCATCTGGTGTAATGAATCCAAAACCTTTTGCGTCATTAAACCATTTTACTTTACCTACTACCATATTACTACTTCCTTTTAAATTAAACATGAGTGCTAATTATAGCCTTTTACAACATTTTTGTCAACCTTGGGATTACCTTTTGAATGGGCATCTTGATGTGATTGCCTCATGCAATCACGCTCTGTTGGCAACTTTCCACAACCTAACCGATCCCATTCTTTTTCAGAATAGTAATACTGGTCAACGGGTTTTTTCTGCTGTTCCACGATCATATTATTTAGCATGTTTGGTGGGCCAAGTAGGAATTGAACCTACACTCAATCGATTATGAGTCGACTGCTTTACCATTAAGCTATTGGCCCAGATATACAGTATAGCACTAAGGCCAATAGTTGTCAAGAAATTGTTCAAGATTTCCGTATAAATTTACCATGACTGCTTCCTTACTACCAAAAAATATGATTCGTTTAGGTATGCCTTTTACTGCATCAACATAATAGGGCATTTGCATTTTACGGTCTAATTTTAAAATAAGTTGTTTGTTAAACACATGCGGATCGTCGATGGCGTATGAATAGTGCTCTAATTCTAGATCCTCAGCAAGTGTTTGATAACCGGTACTGGTCAATCTCATGCCACCGTTGCGTCTTAAATTGAACCACCACAATTGCAATGACGATTGCACTGAGATTTGTTGATTCTCAGGCAATAGGTTGACTAATTTTTCTGTAAGTTTTCTTTTGTCGCGCATTCTAGCAATTTTTCTACTAGGTTGGCATGGGCGACTGCCCCAGGGTGACTGCCATCAGGAAAATGCAGGCTATTTGTTTTGAGTCTTTGCCAATTCAACTGACGTTCCATGAACTGCAATTCAAATTCAGGATCATCAATATTATGATGTTCGGGCTGAATTCCTAAAATAGAGGAGTTCCAACTAGGAATTGCAAAATCAGGAGTAAAATATTCTTGATAGCCTGGAAAAAAATCCATGGGTCCACCAATCAATGCAAGTTTACTGCCAAGCGACTCTACAAACTTTTTATATTCCTGGAATGTATGTCTAGCTACAGTTTCGATTCTGTTGATTCCAGATGATGGCACATTTTTAAAATCTCTTAAATAATCACATTGAAACCAAATAATCCAATCAACATTTGTTACCGTTGCATCTTTCTGTATGAACCACGGAACAGTTGATGGTTTTTTTCTATCTACAACAGCCGGATGAGAAATTTGTTCTCCTGTCAAATATTTCTTAGCGCGATTTAAGGATTCCAAATTACTTCCACCATTTTTTCCGCAATTCATTACAGTATGGCCGTGAGATTTTAAAAGATATTCTGTATGGGTGTCGGGTGAATCCCCAGGGTCTCCCCAATAATTAGGAACTGCCCAACTACATCCAAGGATTAAAAAATTCATGGATAAATCTGATTGCCTGCGGTCAACAACACCACAGTAAACTTTTCGGTTTTGAATTGTGTGTTTAATTTTTTTGCCAAGTTCTTGGCATGTCCCGGATTTGAGAATGAAACCTTTTTGTATTTTGGTCCTGGATATTGGACCAGTAGATTTGATGTTTTGAGATTGATGGGTTTGGCATCATAGAACACTGCCCACACACCTTCTGAAGCCAAAACCTGCTCACTCTTATAGGTGGCCTTGTTTGTGTGCTCAATTAATACATTGGGTTTTGGGCGACTCATATCATTAAACTCCTATATTTTATTTATCTAGAAATATAGGTAGTTTTAGAATGTTCCACCATCCATTTTTACAGTAATTACTTCTATGTCTTTTTGGAGAGTTGTAACTGCGTGTTCACGTAAAGCCTGAAGTTCTAGTAGTAGTCTAGTGATGTCAGCGTGTAAATCCTGTGCGTCCTTTAAACTCATGATAAAGTCTCGGGCACCGCGAGCTTGCTGGCCTTGCACTCGCTCAATAAACTTACTTAGATGAATTGTCATGCGCTTCGGATTCTGAGTAGTATGGACCTTGGTATGGATAGCGTTGCAACACAATTAACTTTGGTGCCAACACCGTGCGCCAATGACGACCTTTTCGAACATTATACCAGCCGGCCGAAAACCAACTCTTGCTTTTGTTTGTTTTAGTGTATACCGGCAACTGTTGACTGACGTCCCACATAGGATTATATACTCGACCAGCCACTGGATATCCATGAACATGATCCACAGTGGTCTTGGGCTTAGTAACTATTACCGCTGGTTCAAATACAATATTAGCGTTTCGAGCTGCTAACTTTATAGTCTTGTATTGTGCAATTTGATTATTGATCTTTACTTGGTAACCACCGGCACATGCTTCAATGTTTCCGACCTTTTGATTATTTTCTTGTAGGATCCAAAATTGTTTGTCTATCACGGGTTTTGCTATTAATGCCATTTAATTAACTCCTTTTAAGTATTCAACACACCTTTGTATGTTTCGTTCATCCAACGTCCAAATGAGTCGGCGCTTTCACTGCATTTGTTCAATTCATATTTGCCACAGAACTGCATAAATCTCACACCCACTTGACCAATGTCTTTGTGACTGATCTGTTCACGTATGGCAGCATCTACTGTGTCTTTGATCGCTTCGGGCTGTGCTGTTAAATCGATTAATTCTCGATTGCGTTCGTAATCATCTAATACTCTATGCTCTACACCATCTGGATCAGTCCAGCGTTGCAGCATCATGTTGTTCCAATTGTATCCTCGTTTGTCTTTGTCGGCAAAGGCCTCACGGAGACCAACTTTATTCTTTGTCCCTTTCTCACGAACTCCCGGATAAGCAGAGAAGACGTTGTCGGAGGAGTCGCCACGCATACACTTCTCAAAGAGTAACCAAGCTGGGTCCGGCGTGATTTTTGGCTGTTTAGTTTTCTTATCGTTGACAGGTTTACCTTTAGCATCAAAGATTCCTTCTATAGTGATTAGTTCGTCTGTGATACCGTTGTATTGTTTGACATTGGGTGCTACTAATTGAACAAAGTCTGTGTCACTGCTGATAACAATATGTTCATCTTGGGGGTGTAGTGCAATCCAGCGAGCAATGATATCGTCGCCTTCTGCTGTAGGACATCTTACCACTGAGCAATTGGTCCTTTCAGCCAAGTATTTAGTCAAATTATCATAAGTTTCCCAAAACATTTTGTCTTCTTCTGCTTGGGCTTCAGTCAATGCTGCACGGGCCACAGCACGGTTATTTTTGTAGGGTTTATAGTAGTCCTTGCGCCAACTACGCCCCTCCAGTGCAAAAACCACATGATCTGCTTCAAAGCGTCTAGCCACTTTGTTAGCACTCATTAGGGTTACATGGAGGGCAAATCCAATTTTTTCCCACGTGTCAGCGGCACGAAAAGCACCGTGTCTAGCACGAAAGAACATATTAGCCGTATCTATAAGAACATATTTCATACTGCTAGTATAACATAACTTGGGTTACGAAGTCAAGTGATTATTGTTTGTAAATGCGGTATCAATACCGTTTTGGTCCATTGTAAATGTCCGTCTGGGCTAGGATGAAAGTTGTCGCCATCTAAAAAATTATGTCTGACAGAAAAATGGTATGAATCGACAATTTCGGTTATCATTGAATCTAGTTTTTGTTTTGCTGGATTTGGGAGATATTTTTTTATATCGAACGTGTTGGTTCCGCCCACTGGTTCCGTTGGATTTACAAAGTTTAAAAATAGAAACTTATAGTTTAAAGATTTTAAATATTGATAAGTTTTGGCAATATGAAGATAATTTTCAATAGCTCTTGATTCTAGAGTTTTTGTCATTGACAATTTTTTTAAACCATCTGAACTGATGTTTGCTTTACATTCTGGAGCATTACCGCCTGTGATCGCCGACATTACATTTTTGCTATATTTAACTTGAAATGGATAGTTGTTTATGTGTTCCTTGGAGCATATATAGTCATCCCTATCATGCCCGCTCCACATCACTATTATTAAACTGGTAGCTGGATTGGGCCTTTCGATTTCTAATCCCCAAATTAAGGAATCTGATATATGACTGTTGCCCGCTCCTGGAAGAGAACAATCTAAAACTTGATCAAACCCTCCAAGATCTTTTAAATAATAAGGCCAAGCAACAGGCACTGTATCGTGATTGTTATAGGTAAAGCTACACCCACTGACTATAAGATTTTGGATACCAAAATTATGTAGAGTATTAAATTGTTTATTAACATTTCGGGTTTTAAATATCATATGAACTTATGTGTCATTAAGTATTTGAGCAAGTGTTTAAACCACCAACTATGCCCATTTCGCCCATAATGGTATGAATCGGGCATGACTGTCTCAATACCTGCGGCTTGCAATTGAGCATGATATGTGCTGGCTGGATCATAAGGCCCGATATAATTAATGCCCCAATCTTTTTGATCCGTAACGGAACCAAAATCATTGTTGCCGTTGAAGAACACATGAGGAATATTCTGGCTCAAAAGTTCTTGGTGGAATGCCCAAATATCTTTGTGAGCCTGTTGAGTTTTGGTTTGCCAATCAAGACCAATTATATAGTTACGATATCTTTCTTGAGCTTCGGCAGGAACTTGATCAACGCCACTACCATTGACCTGATATGTAACGCCATTATATGCCCATTCTTCACGTTCCCAAGTGCTCCACTGAATGACAACTAAAATATTTTGCAGGTTATTTTTTTGTTGTGCAAGCCACGCCCGAGTAGTTCTTAATATTCTAGCATTCGAGCTGGCACTTTCGGCCTCGCATTGAAATCCAGCATTAAGAGCAAGACTCAATAGTTTGCCCCAAGTGACTTGGAGATTCTCTGGATGCGGTAGTCGTCCTAAATAATATAACGCAGGATCGTCTTCGGCAAATGCATGAGAGTTTACTGCTTCTGCGCCGGCGGTGTGACTGTCGCCATTAACATACAAAATCATAACGCATTTTCTTTGGTATAGCGACTCAGTTCAATACCCCACGCCGCTTGAGCATCGGCACCATAATGGTATGGGTCGCCTTCGTTGGCCGAAATATAATTTGATTCAAACCATTTGGCCATGCATCCGTTAGGGTCGTAGGGCTTGTAAAAATTTCCATGCCAATCATGTTGATCGGTAATGGTGTTAAAATTATTATAGGTAGTCCAAAACAAATGTGGGATCCCACGTTCACGTAATTTTAAATGCACGGCATAAATTCTGTCGTGCCACAACTGTGTCATTTTACGATAGTATTCACCAGTTAACGTTTTTTTCCATTCATTAAATCTAGCCTTCATTGGCTCGGGCATACCAAAGTCTGGTCCGCCACATACACTAATATTATTATAGAGCCAAGGCCATTCTTCTCGTTCAAAACTGGTCCAGCCAACAAACAACATTGTACCAGGGTCCCAACGATTGTCGGCTAAGAAATAGTCTATATGATTCTCAATCCAATAATTACTAGCACCATTTTTAGCCCAACAACTGAATGACTCACTGAATTGCCGGCTAAACACCACAATCATGTTGTCAATGTCTACTGGCTGTTCAGATTCAGTGCAAGCCGGATATAGGTTACTGTCGCCAATGGCCAGGATCATGATACTTCGGACCTTCCATCACCAATATTGCGTGACTTAACCACTCGATCACGTTCTGGATCCATGGCTTTGTATTGTTCGTATGTTTCCAACACAATGTTACGACACACCGCAGTAAACCAACGATCTACAATGTCGCTGTCGGTGTCTTTGGGATTCATTTGATACCCGGCCCGAACAAGATTGGCCACAAACTTATCATTCCAGTCAAGTTCAAACGCACCATTTTGCATATTCTTAGGATCAACTTCCATGCTGAGAATATTCACATAAGGCTCGCCTTTTTCTGTAGCCAACTCTTTGGCAGTTTTTTCTGCCTTCTTGGGTTTAGGTTCAGCCTTGACCTCTGGCGGTTTCTTTTTAAAGCGATCAAATAATCCCATACTGTCCTTTAAGTTCTAGTGTTACCGTAATGCAACACAGCAATACCGGGCATGTCAAATGGTAACTTGCGCCATGGATCGACTATGATACTGCCAGATTCGATTTTGCAGTATGGTTGTGTATCGGGAGTGTTGCCGGTATATTCGTAAGTGATCTTGCGATTGTGTGCCCATAAAAATATTGCAGGACCATCGATAGTATCTAAACAGCCAGTGCGATCATCAGCCAGTGGATCGACGTAAACTACCGGCAATCCAGCTTCTCGAACGTAGAATCCCACCAAGGTACTATAACTACCGATACAATATTCAACGTCGGGCTTGTAGGCCTTGCCGTGAATCACAATCGGTAAACTGAGTCTTTGTGCTTGATCAACTAGGAACAATGCCAAGTTTTTTGCCTGGATTTCTCTGGCATGCATTACTGTATCAAACAGGTCGTAACCAATGTTGTATTCTTCTGCTAACCAACGTAAGGCAATGTTATCTCTCGGATGGCAAGCACCAGCATCTCCCATACCTGCTGTCATGTATTTAGGACCCATGATTCGCATAGTTGACCGTGCTAGAGCATTTGTAACCACGTCAACATTAATGTGACCAATCTTCATAGCAAAGTCTTGAATCATGTTTACAAGCCCAACCTTGGCACTGATAAACGTGTTGTAGAAAATCTTAATGGCTTCGCATTCATCCCATGTGCCGATTTCATAGCGTGGATTGTTCTGCATGATTGTTTCATACAAGTCTCGCAGTTCACCAGCAACCCCGGTCAGATTGCCGTCCTCGGTACCCAACATGATCATTTCTGGATTGACCATGTCCCATTTGACTGATCCCATGGCAATCAGATATGGATTGTAAACAAACTGATGTTTTTTATCCAGCAACGGAACAAATTTGTTACGAGTCGTTCCAGGTAATACTGTTGATATTAGCACTACTTTTTTAGGTGTAGTGGCATATTGGTTTACCTTATTAATAGCATCAATCACTGCATCATGCCCAAAATCTTTGGGAGTCATATGACTGCTCGGAACTGATCCATCGTAACCTTCTGCGTGTGGAGTAGGAACAGCAATAAAAATCCATTCGCTTTCGTTGACCACTTCACTAATGTCGCATACTTTTACACTATCGCTAACCCGCGGATGAATGTCATAACCACGCACTTCGTGCTTTTCAGCAAATACTTCTGCACAGTCTAATCCTAATTTTCCAATTCCAATGAATCCAATTTTTTTCATGTAAGTCCTTAAAGATAAATGATATAATAATTTATCCGTGTTTCGAGTGGTGATTAAGATTTCTTGAACACTGGAATAGGATTCATTTTGTGTAGGCTACGACTACGGATAGCACGATAACTGTCAAGATTGTGTTGTTGTGTGCTGTTAGCAACCGGAACTTCGCCTAGATCTTGTTGCATGGCCAATTCTAGATCAGCGTAGCTGAGTCCACCTAGTTGATCCTGATCCGTTCGTCCATCATCCCATAGGCCGTCTGTGGGAGCCGCATTGATAATGTCGTCTAGCACACCCAACTCACGACCCATTTGCCACACTTCTGTTTTGTAACAGTCAGCAATAGGGCTGATGTCTACCCCACCATCACCGTACTTGGTGTAAAATCCCACACCAAAATCTTCCACTTTATTGCCTGTGCCTACCACAAGGCCGCCAACACTTTGAGCAATTTGGTACAGTGTAACCATGCGTAGTCGACTACGGCTGTTGGCAAAGCCTAGTAAATTGTTGTAAGTGCTCAAGCGATTTTCGAATTCATCAAAGGTTGACGTTAAATCAATGATATCATGACGCACATTGTTAAATTGGTTGCATAACCAAGCACCTTGACGCATACTGAGATCGTGCAAGTCTGGACGTTGACGAATTGGCATGGTCACCGCTACGGTGTTTAATCCAGTTTTAGCACATAGCGCACTGACCACAGCACTGTCGATACCGCCCGAAATGCCTACAACCAAACTTTTCATACCAGCCTGTTGGGCATAGTCTTTGATCCAGCCGGTGATACGATCCTGTAATGATTCTGTTGCTGATAATCGATCTTCAGTTGTAAATGTTGTCATTATTTTTTTACCTTTTTAATATAAAAACTTACAACAAACAATGCTGTAAACAATGCCAGTGTAACTATAGTTGGAACTAGCAAAGCAACATTCTTACTGATAAAGTAAAAGTAATTCACGGCATTCATGACCAATACCGTATAAAGCATAGTTTCTTTTCGAACCCATCCTAATAGAATATTACCAAACGGTGCAAAGAACAATACTACAGGTGCAGCCGCCAGCCACATCAAGTAAACATCTGGATGCACAGAGTCTAAGAATAAGCCACGATAAGCAATACCAAACACTGTAATCACTGCCATAAGCACAATACTGATATCTGTGCTGATCTTTTCTTTCATTCCATAATAACAAGTGAGTGCAATGTAAATCAACATGTCTGAACCTGTTCCAAACATAGCTGAGGCACAACCACCTATGAACGAAAACACAGTAAAGGTTGCAAATCTAGTCCCAGAAAGTGCTACATCATCTACAGTGCCGCGACTGCGGCTGATCAAGTAAGCCACAATAAAGGCTAAAGCTAGACTGACAAATAACATCTGTATGGTTTTGAAAGCAAAGACTCCAGCCACAGCAGTCATACACACAAATCCAATCATGTTCACAGCTGCATAAAACGGTATGTGTCTAAATGTTTGTAAATCATGTCCTTTGCGTGTTAAGATCCATATGGCCGCTGATACCATACCGATACTTTGTATGGCCAGACTAAAATCTCTAGCTGCTGGCGGAGTAATATTAAAATATAAACTCAAGATAGGAAATGCTACAGCACCACCACCTTCGGGTGTAAATCCAGCAATTGCACTTCCGAACACCATCATTACGGCATAGAGCCAGTGAGTGTCATACAGTGCAAATCCAGGTCCGGTTAAAATTAAATACAACCAAGTTGACAATACCGCTACTGCCCAAATTGGAAATATCCATTTTTTATCTATAACATTCATTATTGTATTTCCTCTTTAAGTTTTTAATTTGATCCATATTTCGTAATAGGGGTCATACCGCCATCCTAGTGGAGGATCCAATGGATTGTAAAATTCTGGATGTGTTTGCGGAGTTATTTTAGAAGCATACCTTTGCTGATATTCTCGAACAATCATTGATCTGGTATTTTCATCGGTATACTCATCGGCATACATGCTTTCTATCAATGTTTCAAACTCCATCAATCAAGTGCCCCACTCATTTTTAAACAATGGAACTTGTAAGCGATCACTGTAACGAAGTCCATGCTTCATTGCCAACAATGCTACATTACGATTGTTCATAGCATATACCGTTTCTACACCGCCTACTGGCATTAGATAAACATGTCCTGTAAATCCAGCGGCGCGATATTCTTCAATAGCACGTTCAGCATCGGCAAAGTCTTGTTCAGTAGCAATGACAAACTTTAAGTAGGCTGTACCAACTTCTTCATACTCACAAACAACTTCTGGAAGAATTGCTTCCTCCCACTTCTCGCCACTACATGGAAGTTTAGCACTTACACTAAATGTAATTTCTCTATTCCAATCATTCCAGTCACTCAGGTATTCTTTAAACTCCGGTGTTAGCTTTTGAGTACCGTTTGTTTCAAATGTAATTTCTTTTAGGCCAGCCATCTTGGGATGATCTAATAACTCTGGATAAGCACGTTGCCATCCTAGCAAAGGCTCGCCGCCTGTAATAACCAAGTGCTCGTCCTTCCACTCGCCGTGTGGAATAATCTCTGCAATGCGATCTGCAATTGCTTCACTAGTAAGCACTGGACTTAAATTCTTAAAGCTAGGATGCCAGCTAGCATAGCTGTCACAACCGGTGCTGACTAATGGCAATTCTTCATATCGGTTATATAGGTGTGCAACCTCGCTGAGCTCTTCGGCTTCTGCGCTCAACTCACCACGCGGCATTCCAAATCCGGCACATTTAAAGTTGCACCCAAACACACGCAAAAATACCGACGGCACGCCCATGTAGCGTCCTTCGCCTTGCACTGAATAGAATAATTCTGCTATTTTTAATTTACTCATTGTTGACCTTTAATGGAATGCCCCTAAACATGTATTGCACACTATTATCTCTTTGAAATGATTTATCAAAACTACCAAAGTGTTGATTAAATTCTTCGGGTGTCAGTTCAAAATGATCAATGGGTTCTTTGCTGTCAACAATGGCCTTTTTCATTTCTTCTAACAAATCGGGTTTTCTATAATGTATTTTCATCGCCACCAATCCTCCCAAGGAAACACAATCCACACATCTTCTTCAGCTTTATTTAGATCAACTGCTGAGTAACTAATTTTTAATTCACTCTTGCTTGCTTCATTATCTACCAATGCAGCAACACGAACATTATTACCCCACACTTCTGCCCAGCGTTCATCATTGGGTAAGCAACCTGATTGCCAATCTTGTTTGATCCAGTTTAGTGTAGCGCCTGAGTCGTTAATATCGTCGACAATAAGAATGCGTTTACGACCATTGCCAGAGCACATAGCATCATAAACAGGATATCCAAATGCATCCTCGGCCATCCACAAATTGCTTTCTGGTCCGTGTTCACTATCACGTAGACTTACTTTAAGGCATTCCATTGGAACTTCTAAGTATTGGCTAATAAGATTAGCCGGCACTAATCCACCACGTGTAAGTCCTACTACATAGTCGGGCCGCCATGCATCACGCTGTAATTGACGTAGAATTTCTTGTGCTTGATTTTCGATATCTTGCCAAGAGTAGTATATTTTCTTCATATGCTATTATACAGTAGTTCACTGCTGTTTGTCAACTATCTTGTAAGCCATTCAGGATTATTGATATACCAATTGACCGTTTCTGTTAGACGTTCTTTGTAGCTATTGGGTGCTTGCCAACCTAACGTGTATAGGCGACCCGGATCAACACTGAAACACAAGTCGTGTCCGGGCCGGTCAACTGGAACCAACCGATATTGTAATTCACAACCCATTATTTGTGCAACTTGTTGGGCAAATTCAAGATTATTGATAAATTTATCTCCAGCACTGTTCCATTTTTCACAACGAGTGGATTGGGTTTCCAATACGAATCGAGTATGACTGGCCACATCTCCAGCATAGAACCAACGACGTCCGCCAATCCGATCACTGGGCCCCACATGTATGTCTAGGGTTTCGTTGTTGAGTAATTTGCGTATGATAATCACCGGCAAGCGATTGCTTTGGCAACGTGGACCAAAGGTGTTGTTGATATGTATAATACTGGTAGGAACATCAAATGAATTGGCATAAGCAAGACACAGTTCTTCACCGGCGGCTTTGCTGGCCGCATAGGGACTGTTGCTGTTGTAGGCATCAGTTGTTTGACTGTCTTGACCGATTGGAACAGGGCCATATACTTCTCCTGAACTGTAGTAGACAAATCGTTCAACTCCGGTGTGTCTAGCATGTTCTAATAAATTCAGTGTGCCCAACACATTGTCCATGACGGATGCAGTAGGATTACTCAAGCTGTCAGCAGCACTGGGGTTGGCTCCTGCATGTAATACAATATCGGCTTTGGGAAGATTAGCACAAGAATTTTTAATATTGTGTTCAATGATTTCAATGTCATTGACAAATTTTTCTAGTCTAATCATGTTGGTAGATCCAGGGCGGACCACACAAATCACACGATGATCCTTGACAAATTCTTCTACCAAATAGTGTCCAATAAATCCATTGGCACCGGTGATTAATACTGTTTTCATAGCGTGTATTTGTAAACAGTATCAGAATGTTCGTGCATAATTTCTTGATAGCCTCGATCACTGAGAAACTTGTTAAACGTAGTTTTATCGACTCCGTATCTGGCAGACCATGCATCAAACCACTCTACTATGATTACAGGATGATACCGTTCAATGGTGTCGACAGCACCTTGTAAAGCAAAATACTCATAGCCTTCTATGTCCAACTGAATAAGATCACACCCAGGCAGATTCAGGTCATCTACTCGCACTGTGGGTATATTTCCTTTTTGTCCCACATGCATGCCACCTGCTTCTAGACCATCATCACTGACATGTCCGTCTAATTCTATAAAGATTTTTTCTTTGCCCAGGCATGCTTGAGTCTTTATTACATTCCTAGGACTGTTCAATGTAAGGCACATGAAATTTATTGGATCTGGTTCAAATGTATACACTGTGTTAAACCACTTTGCGTATTCTCGAACATATTGTCCACAATTTCCTCCGGCCTGAATCATGATATTACGATTGGGAATATGATCCATTAATTTTTTTAAAAACTCCTGCGTCACTGGGGAGTCATGCATGGCCCTCCAAGTTCCTCGATCATATTTGGGCCAAAATAAAGGATCAACTTCCGGTAACTCCGGTGAAGATCTAACCTCAATAATTTTATTCAATTCTTCGTTGGTCATGTTCTTCTCACATTTAAATATGCCGGTTGATCGCTGTATAAAAACTCTGGCCACATGGATTCTAGTTCAGCTATGCTATTGGGTTGATAGATCTTGATATTAGGAAATACTGCAACAGCACGAGCAGCATCTTCGGCCCAGTGACTAAAACCCAAATGTCCATAGTCCTGATCACGGCCTACACCCACTAACTTGACCGGTGCCAGCTCATGATCTAGGTAGTTGCGTAGCCATTCATACGGGCGAAAGATTACAAACGGAGTAATGCTGTAGCACACAGGTATCTTGCCACAGTGTGTAAGCCCTACTGCTGTGCCCAACATCAGTTGTTCTGCAGCACCCACATTAAGAGCACGGTCGGGTGCCACTTCTCTTGATCGATTAAGCACACCAAAGCCAAGGTCGCCTGACAACAACCATACATTAGTATCTTTGGCCAACGAGTCAGCCATGAGTTCACCAAATCTATTTCTCATAGTTGATCCAAATCTTCTGGTTTTAACACATAGTAGTGTGTGAGTATGCCTTTGGCAAACGGCCAATCTGGGGGCGCAGTTTCACGTATGTTGATTCTTGGCAAAAATGCTTGTAATCTACGAATGATATATTCTTTATCAATAAAGTCATAGGCAATCATGCCGTTGACGTTTACATACACTTCCAGATTGTCCAACCGAGCTTCGTAGATAAAACGCAGTGCTTCCCATATGCTGCCTTCGCCACACTCACCATCACTGATTAAGCAATGAACTCTGCGACTGCGATCGGCCAGGGCATATCCACAGGCCACTGTAAGTCCCATGCCCAGACTGCCGGTGGAGCAAGGTAATCCGTCTTCGACATTTCTATGTGGATGAACTCCGTGTTTGTGAAACAGGTGTTCGGCATCCTTGCCTAGATATTTTTCCAATACCACATACCAAGCCAGGGCTGCATGACCTGAACTTAAAATAAACGGCTCGTTGGGCTGTCGATTTTTGTAAATTTCTTCAATAATATTAACTGCGTTAAGATTGGAACTTAGATGTCCAATCTTTTCTTTATAACTAATATCAATAATTCGTTGTTCAACATCGTTCATAGGTATAAGCTCATGAATCCGTCAACCTTCTCTCCAATGTAGGCAATCTGTTCAGGAGTAATAACTGGACTACATCCGTGGAAGTAAGTGTTCTTCATAGTGAATGTGGCCACAGGATAGTTGTCACGAGCGTCTGCAGGATTCATCAAATGACTATACGCAGGTTGCAACATAATATTACCAGCAAAGTATGGGCGTGTCTGTATCAAGTTTTCTTCAAGATAGTCAACAATGTCCATACGAGAGAACGGAGCACCTTCGCGGATAGTCAATGGAAATGCAAACCAACTGACGTCGGCCTTGTCTCTGGCACGTGGCAAGTGAAAGAACTGTTCGTACTTTTCATAGATAGCAAACAGTAGATTGTAGTTGCGTTGACGCAAAGCATGTATTTCTGGCAATTTTTTCAGTTGCTCAAGACCCATGGCTGCCTGTAGTTCAATGGGTTTTAAGTTGTAACCAATTTCATCATACACATACTTGTGATCAAAAATCTGATCCGGCATTTCGGGAATCCACTCATTGAATCTTTTACCGCAGGTGCCACATTTTAACTTGTTGGCTTCGGGCCCTACACAGTAACAACCACGGCCCCATTCACGTAGGCTACGCACAATGATTTCTTGTTGTGGGTCGTTCATGGCCACAAACCCACCTTCGCCCATAGTCATGTGATGTGCTGGATAAAAACTGCAACTTGCCATTAGACCAAAGCTACCCAAAGGTTTACCATCATAGTTGGTGCCAAGACCATCGCAACAATCTTCAAGCAATACAAGATTGTGTTTATTGACCAATTCCATTACACGATCCATATTGGGTGGATTACCTAACACATGTGCAAATGTTATAATTTTGATTTCTGGATCATCAGCAAGTATCTGTTCTGCTTGATCCAGATCAATATTTAAAGTATCGATTTCAATATCGCAGAACACTGGTGTAAATCCATTTTGTAAGGTTGGATTAAGTGTGGTTGGGAATCCTGCAATGGGCATCAACACTTTAGTGCCTGGTGGAAAGTTATAACCACGCTTGCTTTTCATTGCCGTCATCATCAGCAGGTTAGCACTGCTGCCCGAGTTGGTCAACACTCCGCGAGTCTTGCCAAATTCTTGAGGGAATTTTTGTTCAAAGCGCAGGCTCTTGTTGCCCATAACTAACCACCCATTCAACAAGGCTTCTGCGGCCGCCACATACTCGTCTGAGTTAAAATGCGGACCTGCATAGTTAACAAAATCTTTACCGGCTACCCAGGTGTTGTCTGCTTGTTTAGCATCAATGTATTTTTTAATGTCTTCTAATATTTGTTTCATATTTTAATTCCAAGTTGATTGCAAATTTCTTTCATGATGTTTATTACTGCCTGGCTGCCACGACTGCCGTGAAAATGTAGTATGTGAGCCTGCTCTATAGGCAAAGCATTCCATCCGTTGTGCTGACCTATTACATCTGGATGTAGGACTCTTAAATTCATTGCTTGATAGGCCATCTCTGGATGTAGTCTGTCAGAATCTGGAATATTTTGACTCCAGAACATGGCGTTGTGCCTCAGCTGATCAAAACCCCAATTACGGTCTGGGTGTGTTTCTCTTTGAGTTAACCACTCTTCTCCAAGTTTCCATACATCGTCTGACATGGTGTGTGGATAATATTGTATGTCATCATTGAAATGGTGTGTAAAATTTCCATAGCTTCGTGGTTCGGTATAATTGAATATTCGATATTCTGGAAATTTATCAGAAAACAATTCTGTAGGTTTAGTCATAAGTGTGTCGGCTCCGGCCCAAAACACGTTACAAGGTTCCTTGTGCCACAGTTCTTTAATATCCAACCAATTTTGATAAGTGCAGGTATCGCTGTTGGTAGCAGGATCAGTCCATACTACTGCTTCAAATGGTTCTTTTACAAAGTGTTTAAAACTGGCCAATCTTAAACGATACATTTCTTGATAGTCTAAATGCAGTTGCGAATTTTGTTGCCCCATCCAATTTTCTGAAATAGGACGCACCGAACATACCAAGTAGTTCTTTACCATATAAAATTATTTCTATAGTAGTTGACTATCTGTTCTAGTTCTTGATCAAAATCAGCCGTGGGCAACCACCCTAGTTTTTTTAATTTGCTGTCATTAATAGCGTAGCGAACGTCTTGTCCTTGCCTGTCACTGGAAGTAGTAAATGTTTCCCAGTTGTTGTTGTGCTCGACTCCGTGATATAAATGTAGTATTTTTTTAATCACTTCGCGGTTGGGCAATTCGGTGTTGCCACTGATATTATATATTTCATTAGCACACCTAGCATCAATGATAGACATTACGGCCCTGGCGGTATCTGCGGCATGCAACCAAGTTCGTACTGGATTACCATGATTGTGCAAGTCGATTAATTTTCCTAATTCAAGAAATTTAATACTTTTAGGTATAAGTTTTTCAACATATTGACCAATGCCATAGTTGTTGGTAGGGCGCACAATTACATATTTAATGCCATAAGTTCTTGCCCAGGCCAGGACCAACATATCAGCAGCGGCCTTTGATGCTGAATAAGGATTGCTGGGTTTCAAAAGATCAGTTTCGTAGTGAGCCCCGGACTCGATATCTCCATAGACCTCATCTGTTGAAAAATGCAACAGGATTGGTTGCCGTTGAACCGGCTGTTGTTTGATCAATTCCAACAAGCGATGCACACCGTTGATATTACTACGCAAGAACACTTCGGAACTCATGATTGAATTGTCTACGTGAGTTTCGGCAGCTGTGTTGATTATATAATCGCAGTCATAAAGTCGATCAAGATCGTTGATGTCTTTGTGTATGAATTTAAATGTATCGTATTTTTGAAACTCGTCTAGAAAATCAAAATTACTAGCATAAGTGCCTTTGTCTACACCAATAACATGCCATCCACGTTCTAGACATTGTCTTGTGACAT